ACTGTCCAACCAGTGTGCGTTTCCCAAGACCACTCAGGGCCCAATCACCTTTCGATTACGCTGTTACCGAATGAACATGATTGATATTAAAGACTACCTCTCTAAAATCCTCTTTGGGGTCACCATCACGTTGGTTGTTGCCGTGATGGTGTGGCTGTACCGATGGTTCAACGACCCGTATTCCCAGACGGCGGCATACTGGCGGACAACCTTGCTCGACCAATACCCGGACGACGATGAAGATGTGGCAGCTAACGCTGTCAGTAACCAACCCCGGTTTATACGTATGACGATTGCTCATATGCGCACGGAACTCGGTCTTCTGGCCGACAACGCTGCCAACCGGATGGTCGCGTCAAAGGTCGCCCGTGATTACATGAAGAATCACGGTGTGCGGCCTAGCCACATCAGCCAACAATTTCCGCTCGCGGTACAGTTCTACTTCATCCGATCATCGCAGGATGAGCTTTTGGTGCGTGTTGGGCAGTCGCGTGGGTACAAGAAGTACCAGCGGCTAGCAAACACCATCTGAGGCAGCCCCGCTCTCTCCCCTGGCGTGGACACGTTGGTCTCACACAACGCTGTCCGTGGTATCGACGTCATTGGGAAGATGAGTGAGGGAAAACAACGGGTTGTGCGCACGCTGACACAGTACGGCTCTGGAGCTGTGTTTGGTGTTCATAATTCTAGCTGTCGTAATTTAATGCGTGGAGTCGCAGAACGTGTTTTATACGTTGTGTCTGGTGGGAAACTGCAACCACCTAGGAAACCTGATGAAGTTGGGTTTATGCGTTTGGCTGGTCTTCGAGACAAACTGTTGGGGTACCTGCGTCCGACCACCGTTGTTCCTAGAGAGGATTATCCCTCTCTATACAATGGTCGCAAACGGGATACCTACCAACGGGCCTACGAGTCGCTTCTCTCCAAGGCGATTTCTCGGAAGGATGCATATGTTTCAACTTTCGTCAAGGCTGAGAAGATTAACTTCACAGCCAAGGGTGATCCGGCTCCCCGTGTGATCCAGCCACGGTCACCTCGGTACAATTTAGAAGTAGGTCGCTATTTAAAATTGTTCGAGAGTGAACTGGTGCATGGTTTTGAACGGATGTGTGGGTATAATGTGATATTGAAAGGCTTAAACGCTGACCAGGTTGCGGCACAACTCCGCGCGAACTGGGATCACTTTTTGGACCCTGTTGCTATCGGGCTCGACGCCTCGCGATTCGATCAACACGTGTCGCGTGCTGCGTTGGAGTTCGAACACAGTGTTTACAACAGTGTTTTCAGATCCCGGGAACTGCGTAAACTGTTGGCGTGGCAGCTTATTAATAAAGGGTTTGGACGTGTTGGAGACACCTTGCTCAAGTACACAGTTGAGGGGTGTCGCATGTCAGGAGATATTAACACTGGCATGGGGAACTGTCTCATCATGTCGCTCGCCGTGCTTGGGTTTTTCCAATCAGTCGGGTTGGATGCTAGGTTGTCAAACAATGGTGATGATTGCGTAGTGATTTTGTCACGACGCGACCTCCATAAGCTAGGTACTATAGATCAGTGGTTCACCAGTCTGGGGTTCAAGCTCACGCAAGAGCCAGTCGTGGACGTGTTTGAACGCATTGAGTTCTGCCAGACCCAACCAGTTTGGGTTGGGCAGGCCTGGCGAATGGTTCGCAATCCTTGGACAGCGATGGCCAAGGATTGTGTCTCACTGTTGTCTTGGGATAGCGAGGCATCGTTCCGTGTATGGCGCAATGCTATCGGAACCTGCGGACTGGAGTTGACTCGCGGTGTGCCCATGTGGCAGAGTTTCTATTCCTCCATCTACACGGATGTTGAATCAGGGGGTGCTAAGGATCTAGTGTATGAGGCCGGGATGGGTTACATGGCCCGTGGAGTTACGGACGCTGTCATAACATCGACTGGGAGATATTCTTTCTGGTTGGCGTTCGGCATTGATCCGGACCTCCAGGTCGCCATGGAAGAGTGGTACCCAGGCATTACATTCGAGTCCGACACCCCCATGGTAAACATTAACCAAATCGTACAATCGAGCAACAATCCATTATGCCTATTCGCAAACGTCAAAACAATGTCCAGACCTTGATGCGCAGGCCGAATGTGCCGAAGCGTCGCATGACTGCCGCTACCGGGGCTGCAACGACCTCCTTCACTTCCCAGTATCTTGACCAGACTATTGGGACCGGAGTTGGTTCACAAGCCTGGGGACATGTGTGGGTTAACCCACCCGCACATTCCACCGTGCTTGACCCTGGAGCAGCGGTTAGTCTTCAATACCAAGAGTATTTAGTTGCCAATGCTGAGTTCACATACACTCCTGCTGTCGGTACTACGACAGCAGGCACTCTCTGGGTCTGTTACGTGGACAACCCAGAGATCTTGTTTAAGCTGGTCAGTGGCGCTTACACCGCTACGGACTACTTGACAATTGCACAGACGACGGCTAACCATAAGACAGTCCAGGTTTGGGAGTCGGTGACGCTACGTGCGTCGCCGACACCGCGCCGTAAGATGTTTAGTGTCGACAAGACCCCTCCGGCATCATCTGAGGGGGCTGATCGCGTTATACAGGGGGCATTTATCTTTGCCACCAGTAGCGCGCCAGTTTCGACTACTCTTGGCTTTGCTTCGCAACGGTACACGGCTGCACTCAAGGGCCTGCAGTCGAACCTCGCCACTGGCATTTAGTGCTGGGTGGGTGAGGCTTGGAGACGGCAATGAGTTGGGGGTACAGCGGGATGATCCAGTTTTCGCCTGGGTGTGGTGGCCTCAACCACCACTCTCTGCTGGACATGTCCCCCCCTCACTGCTGTAGGTTCTGCTAGTGTGGTATGCCCATGAGGAATGGCCTACCACGGGCTGCTAGTAGAAGTTTCGTACCAACATAATAACCCC